TGGCGTGACGCTTGACGAGGTCAGGTCGCACCGCTTCAACTTCTTGGGCAATCACACCGCGTTGCGGCATTCCCATCATTGTGTAGTCATAAATTCCCACGCCAATTGCGTGAGTGCCGACGCGCTTAATGTTTGACTTCAAGCGACGATCGGAGAACATAAACGCGGCAGATCCAAGCTGTGCGCCGGCGCCCAAGAGGTTGCCGAATGCAGCGTTCTGCGCGTTGGCCGCGCCCAGCTGCGCGTCGTAACCCATCTGTGTCGCGCCCAGGATGTTGGGCGTCTCAGCGCGTTGCGCAGCCGCGAACGATGGCATCTGAGGCATGCTGACTTGCTGGCCAGACAACAACGCGTTCATCTCGTTCAGAGACATGCCGCGGCGCTGTGCCTGCTCTGCGATCGCCTGCTGGCGGATCTGGTTCATCTGGTTCGCATACTGCTGGTTCAAGCCGTACTGCTGAGAGATCGCGCTGTTCTGCGCTCCCATGTTTGCAAGATCCAACGCAGAAGCCTGGCCAAGAGCCTGGTTCTGAAACTGAGCTGCGCCCAAGTTCTGGTTGAAGTTCTGCTGCTGCGCTGCGTTGCCAAACTGACCGCCTTGCAAGTCTTGATTGAACGCTTGCTGCGCTGTGCCCATCTGCATGTTGTACAGACGCTGGGCCTCGCTGCCGGCGCTGTCGAGCGCGTTGAATCGCTCGGCTGCCTGACGCGAGTTCAATTCATTCAAAGCGCGGTTGTATGCCTCAGAGCCTTGCGTGAAGCCCTGGTTGGCCAACTTTGTCTCGAGCTGCTTTTGCTGGTAGTCATAGACCGGCTGCATCTTCTGCATGAGCTGGTTTGCGACTGTGTCGCGGTAGCTCGAGTCGAACTGAGGCAGCGCTGGATTGTCAGCAGTGTTCAAAGACGTCTGAGGGCCGCCAAAGTTGAAGCCCGTGCTCAAGCCTGCGGAGTAGTCCTTCACGCCCGTGTACAAATTGCCAGGCGCGTTGGCCGAGGTCAGCTGTGGCAGGTTCTGGTAGTCAAACGGCTTTGAGTATTCACTGGCCACGCGGCCCATGAAACTGTTGGCCAGATCACTGCGGCCACCTTGGATCGCGATTTGATCGTTCAGCGCATCTTGGAGACCAGGCGCAAGCGTGTTGTTCTGAGTCCACTCCGTGACCGCCTGGCCAGTGGCCGGATCAGTGACTGACCGCGTGCCCCAAGTTTGCGAACCAAACGGCGTGTTGATAACAGGCCGGTTGGCATAGTTTTGAATGTTGGTTAATTCTTTCGACGCTGCCGCCTGAGTATTGGCTGCGCCAATGTAATCAGGTGCTGCTGGTGCTGACGACTTTCCGCCCATGTTCCTTCTCCTTGATCCAGCGGCACTCGTCGTGCCTCATTTCAAACATCACACAATCAACGGTCTCAGCGATCTGCCGAAACCCCAGCTTGCGGTTCATCCTTAACGCATCATCCAAGTGCTTTGGTGTGAGGCCGTAGACCGCTTCCTTGCCGCATGTAATCAGCGGATATTCGAAAGCCGCACGCCAAAGCTCACGGGTCAAACTGTGCGGGGTGTCAAATGCAACGTGCATCCAGCACCCCTTTTCTGTCCACGCGTTGTATGCGACAGCAGCCCCAATTGTGCCGTCATCGCGCATCGCTGCTATCGCTCGCAGGTCACTACTCCAAGGCAGGTGAGTCCTCCGGTTCATCCATTCCCAGATGACCGGATACTCGCCTGGCTTGTCAGTAGTGAGCCGCATGCGTCAAAACTCCAAACTTCCCCAGGTTTCATCAAAGACAGACTTTCCGCCGCCTGTCGTGCCAGCTCCGGGGGATTGCTGTTGGCTCAACCACTCGTTGTAGATCTCCAGCTCGCTCGGTTCCAAAAGCTCTGGATAGTCAAAAGTCTGGGACCTGCTGCCCTGATCGTCCAAAGCAATAGGACCGCTGACAACCTCAATCGTGACGTTGGGAACCTTTGGTCTTGTCAAATCCGAAATTTGATCTGCGGTCAAACCTGACGTAGCACCGCTGCTGTCCAGACCAGCAAACGAACTGTCTACTGAGGCAATTGCGTCGGTTATCGCGTCGCGAATAGAGGCGCCACCGCCAGACGATGGCTCTGTGATCGGGTCATCACTAGGCGACCCTGGGTCGCCTGGAGCGCCTGGTTCCGTAAAGGGATCACTTGGTCCGGTAGGGCCAACGTATATAGGGTCATAAACAGGATCAAATACTGGATCCACAACGGGATCGACTGAAGGACCAACAACAGGGCCCACCGTAGGATCAACTACTGGATCCACAACAGGATCTACAGAAGGATCAACAACGGGATCAACCCAAGGGTCCACCCATGGATCAACCCATGGATCAACCACAGGATCAACCACAGGATCAACCACAGGATCAACCACAGGATCTACTGCAGGGTCCACAACGGGGTCAACAGCTGGCCCGTCTGGATCAACTACAGGATCAACCACGGGGCCGTCTGGATCTACAACGGGATCGACCACAGGGTCCACGACTGGATCTTCTGGATCAACAACGGGATCCTTTGGCGGTTCTGGATCGACAACAGGATCCTCTGGATCAACAACGGGATCTTCAGGATCTACCACCGGATCTTCAGGATCTACCACCGGATCTTCTGGATCAACGACAGGATCTTCAGGATCGACCACAGGATCCTCTGGACCAACCCATGGATCAATCCACGGATCAACCCATGGATCTACCCATGGATCTACTGGGCCCGCAGGTTCACCGCCAGGCAGAACTACTTCTGGCGCGACATACTTTGAAGGAGTCAGGGCAGCTGGATCGTTTGCGCCGCGATAAGCGCGAGGGTTAAAGCTGAGAGGCGCTCCATTAGCGCCATTGGCGTACCGCGTGAAGCCAGGATTTGCAGGGCCTGAAATCTTGCGCAACGCGGAAATCAAATCTGAACGGCGCACGTCTGGCTTGGCAAACTCAGCGTTTGAACCTTGTCGCAAAAGAGAAGCGGCCAACCTTGGCGCTGAAGCAATCAGCTGTAGCGTCTCATCTGGTAGCCCGTAGGTTTCTTGCTTCACTGCCATCACATCACTCCACCTAATTCAGTCATCATGTGCGCCGATGTAAACACCGTCGCAGGTAGCCCGCGCACCTTCATGCGCATCGAGCCGTAGTAACCCAGGCCAGCCGTGCCGTACCAAGCCTGGTAGGTGTTCTGGCCAACCCAAGAGGCCGCGTTCCACACGCTGGCGTCCCAGATCCCGTTATCCGTCCCGTTGAAATACGGCGAGCCGCCCACGGGGCTCAAATTGAACTGGGTGTTAATTTGCAGCTTCACCGAGGGCGCAGCTGTCGCGATAAAGACAGGGCGAACCATGCCGAACTTTTTGAGCTGCGCAGGAGTGCCAAAGTTTTGGAACGACGTCTGCATGTCGCCTTCGACGTAGTTACCGCCAGCGCCAACGCTGTCAACGCCGTCGCGATCGCCGTACAGGCCTTTGCAGGTAAAGCCGTCCTCAGTGCCAAAGAACAGCTCGCCATTGATCACGGCCACGCTGCGCATTGGCATGCCAACAAACTGACACCAGGCGCCTGTCGTGACGTTCATCGCAAACTGGCGATATGTGCCACCGTCTGCCGGCAGCTTGATCACCAGCACCTCGGACGAGGGCACGACAAAGACGTCGAAATACTTTTCGTCAATCAGCCTGCGCACCAGGGGCGCAAAGACTGACTGGATCTTGGACGCGGGGCCGATCTGCTGATCCTGGCTGTATTGGCCTGTGATCAGTCTGGACATGGGAACCAGGCCCAGCTCAGAGACGACCATCACGTCACCGCCAAACGGCGTGAAGTAGACGCCATGCCGAGGCACGGGGCCGACGTACCAGACGCCCTTGATCTGAAAGGTGGTCGCGCTGGTGGGGTCTGTGCCCTCCCAGACGGCCACGTCACCCTCTGTGCCGATCGCGACCAGGTAGTCGTCGATCGACAAGCCGGCATCCATCGTCCAGTTAATCAGCGCGGAGACGTAACCGCCGTTGCGGAGAATCGAGCCCATTGGGAACGATGTAGCCGTGCCAGTGATCGCGTCCACGGTGTCCATGTAGTAGACGTTCTGGTCTTCCAGGCATGTGAACCACACGCGGCGCTTCCACACGGCCACCGTGCGCACGCTGGTAGGTAAGCCGGTCACAGAGCGCTGCAGCCATCCGCTGCCCGTGCTGTAAGTCCAGTAACCGGCGCCAGGCGAGACGGCCAGCAGGAACGTGTCCGCGGCAGTCGAGAACTGAGTGGTCCACCACTCGTCGTCGGTGCTCCCTGTGCCCGTTACAGCGAGCACAGGGGCGCCACCAGCGGTGACGTCGTAGATGTCTCCACCGACTGCAATAAATACTTTGTCGTCCGCGTTGTCGGGCGCCTTGTAGCTAAACACCGATTCAACAGGATCGCCAGGCAAGGTCACAGAGTCTGCGTAGACCTGATACCCCTTGCGGAGCTCGCAGCCCTGCTGACGCGGAATAAAGTTGGTCAGCACCAAAGCATCGGCAGGCGTCATGGCCGCGATCGGGTCGCGGTAGTTGAGGCCGCCTGTTGGCGCTGGAATGACACCGACCTGCGCAGTTTGTGCGGCGGCTGCCCTTCTAGGTGTCTTGAAAGGCTTGAGAGGCACCAATGGCATGGTCAGCCTCCATAGCCAGTGTCTGGCGTGTTAACCAGGGGCTGGATGTAAGGGAAGCGGAAGTCGCGGGCCATTGACAGGACCGGAGCACCTTTTGCTGAACCCTTGCGGTTTTCAAATGAGAGCTGGAAGTCACGCATCGCTGCGCTAGAGTCCAGGCCCTTCATCTCGAGCCATTTCACGCGTGTGTACAGCGTGATCAATGTGGCATCGAGCAAAGCCACATCACCGTTCTGTGTGATGCGGTTCTTGTAAAGAGTCGGATCGTTCTGATCGCGCACCCAGGCCTGAGACATGTAAAACACGTTCATCGTCTGAGGCGAGTTTGGAGGCGCGAGCACATAGATCATGTTGTCGCGCACCTGCCAGTAGAACGACAGCGTGGGCAACGTTGTGCGGATCAGCAGCTGCTGCCACATCTGTGGCGAGACAGGGCCGAGGGACGGGAACTGCGTCGTAGCGTTCCAGTTGGTTTGGTCGATCCAATCAAAGAAGTCCTCTGGCAGAGGGAATGCTTTTTCCTTCTGGCCGTTGGTGTCGGCAGTGATTGGGATCTGGTAATTCTTGATCAGCTCTTGCCAATCAAACATGGTGAGCAGCTCGATGCCGGCCATGTTGGCGGCCTGCACGAACTGCTGCACCGCTGGATCTTCTGATCCAGCTGGATCGTTGGGGACGGGGAAGGCCACCATCGAGGCCACGTTCTGCACGATGGCCGAGAGGGTCGATTCGTTAACGATTTGAAAGGCCATCCCCTACTCCTATTTACTCAGCTTCAGCTGTTGCTGGCGCCACGTTGCGCTTGGCGGGCTTGGCGCTGGCTTGCAGTGCCTCGACCATCGTGCGCAGGTTCTCGATCTCCGCGTCGCGCTTTTGCAGCTCGGCGTTCATCTTCTCGATCGGGGCGTTGTTGGCCGCGACCTCCATAAATGCCTTGGCGCGTTGCTTGTCCGATTGAAAAGACATGAACTTGCCGCCCAAGTTGTCGTTCGCGTCTGCGAGCTGCTCAACCGTGACGATCTTGAAGAACTTGTATTCCTCGACCTTGGACGCGTTCATGCCTGGCAAAGCGCTCAATGGAGTGCCGGTGACAGCTTCTTCCTGGCCAGCCTTCCATTTGTTGTATCGGTCCTGGAAGCGAAAGATGTCCTGCTGACTCAGAGGACGCTCAATCACAGAGGACTTGTCGCCCGGCACATGAATGCGGACGTAATCGACTTCCTCGTACACAGCGCGGCCAGCTTCACGGCTCTTGCCGGGTTGCATGACAGGCTTTCGGAAAAACTCGATGTAGAGCTTGTTATCGGCGGCAAAGCGGGTCTCATCCGGTTTGGAAAAGTCGCTGGGCTCGTCGAAGATGGTTGGTGTCGTGGGTTGCATCTCTGACCTTTTTTATTTGAATTACACGTTGGTCTCGATCACTAGATCGGTACCAGGGGAGCCACCGATGCGTGAGCCACCGATGGATGCACCGTCAACGCCTGTCAGGCCAATGCCTTCACAGACTGCGCCGGTGGATTGGGATGCAGCCGTGTCAACGACTGCGGGAGCTGCTGCGGAAACTGCGCCGCTAAATGTTGCTGCCATGATTTATTCCTTCCGTTAAAAAACCCGAGGGGTTGTGGGTCTCCCCAGTCCCTCGGGAAAGGGAGACCCACGACGGCCCACCAAAATTAGTTTTGGATACGACCCTGGAACTGAGCACCAGAGGTGGTCAGGTTGCCGGCCCAAGCCAAGATCTGAACTTCAGCGTCCTGGTTGATGGCATAGCGACGGTTGGGGCTCAAAGGAACCATGTTGCGGTCCTTGTGAGGGCGCCACTTGATGTACTTGCTGTTGAGCATGAAGCCGGTGTTGGCAGGGCAATAGCCGCCAATACCGCCGTCCAGAACAACGTCAGCATCCATGAACTTCAATGTGGGGAAGCCCAAATTGCCAGTCTCAGGAGATGTGAAACGCTGCTGGGCTTGCAAGCTGCCCATGTAGTAAGACCAGTAGTTGTTGTCCAACACGACCAAGTCAGGACGGTCAGTGCCGCGGACCAACTGAGCCCAGAGTGCATTCAACGCAGCCTGCATAGTGGTTGCGCTGGGTGTCACGCTTTGAGCGCTAAAGTCGTACAGCTTGGAACGCCAGAAGGTCCAAGTTGCGCGGTTGATGCCACCGTAAGTGCCAGTTGTGGGGTCAGCAGGCACAGCGGCGTTCAAGCCGGTGACTTCTTTACCGCCAGAGCCAGTGCCGTCAGAGTAGATGGACTGGGCCAACTGGTTGACCATGGTGGACTCAGCCACGTTCAAGCGAGCTTCGAGCAAGTCGATGAACTGCTCTTTGCCGCTGTTTTGCAACATCTCGAGGCCAGACATCACGACGGGCACTGCGTACTGCTTGATTTGGAATTCAGCAGCAGAGATGACGTCTTGAGCAGCCACAGGCAGCAAGTCGTAACCTGAGTAGAAACCGCCGTTCGCGTTTTCAGCGAATGAGAGTTCTTCAAAGATTGTGTTACCACCAGAGATGGTTTTGACGTTGCCGCGCTGGTTCAAGCGGGACAACAGGGCGTTATTTTTAGTAACGTTGTCAGCGATCTGACGTGTGCGCGACTGGATCGTCGTCGCAACAATATCCGAGACATTCGGGAAGCTCATGATGTTTCTCCATAAAAACGGTTGCCCTTGCGAGCATTTTCTCCATGTGTGAGTAACTGCAAGTTGTACTCAACATGAAGGCCACTTACTGTCTTGCCCCGCAGAGGGACAATGTGGTCTACCGTCATGTTCATACGCTGGGCCTCAGCGTAGATGGCATCTATGGCTTCCCGGTTCGCCCAAGTGGGAGTGCGCATCTTCAGCGCAACATCTCTTAGACGTACCCTCTGCACAATCTTGGCGTAATGCCTTTCGTATTTGGTACGGTCGTAACGCTGAAACGCATCAGGGCGCTCGAGTCGCAACTGCTTTAGTCTTTCCGCTTCACGTTCCAGGTACTCTGGATGGCGCTCTCGGTAAGTCAAAGCGTTTTTCTTTCCTCGCTCCTTCGACCTTTCGTGATCCTTGTAGTAAGACTCACGAACATGACGACGTCGCATTTCAAGAAACTGCTCATCTCCTGCCTCGCGTTTTTTGCGTTGCCGTTCGTTTACCGCTTCACGACTGCACGCCACACAAGACCTGTTAGAGAGTCGCCGCTCGCCACTTAGTTCTGGGTGCTTTTCGCACACCTTGCCAAAGTAACGAGTCGGCTTTCTTTCCAACATGGTGTGATTATGGCATCAGCGTGAGGTCATCGTAATGGCCGCCTCAATCGCAGAGCGCACGTCGGTGGCTTCCTGGCGCAATGCACCGACGGGTGCGGCACCGGAAACCTGCACAGCAGCTGAGCGCGCCTTCTGTGCTGCCTGGGTGCTTTGCTGTGCGCCTTTGGCCTTCACGCGCTGGGTGATTACCGCACGCACGTTGTCGTTCAGCAGGCAAGCCTTCTTGTAGGCATCGGCCAACGACAGGTTTTGACCCTTGCGCTGTGCCGCCTCGAGCAAGTCGGCCATGTCTTCGCGCACGTCGTTGCCAAATTCAGCCTGGTCGAGGAAGGTTGCTACTTCGCTTTGCGCGGCTTGCGCGACCTGTTGCTGCTGCGCAATCTGGGCCTGCTGGAACTGCGTGAGCATGTTCTGCATGGGCGCCAGGCGCTGGTTCAGCACCTGCTCCATGGCAATCTGCTGCGGGTCTTGCTGGGGCGTCTGGCCAGCCAGGGCGCTGTCGAGCATCTCGATAAAGCCATTGCCAAAGCGGCCGGTGCCGTACTGGTTGACGATGCCGGCCACCAGGCTGGCGAGCTCGGGCGCGGTGCCCGTGCGCAGGCGTGCGGCCGTGCTCATCAGGTTGTCGATCGCCTGGATCGGGTTGCTGTTCTCCGCCTTGATGAACGCCTCATACGGGGCGATCGTCCTCAGCATCGCGTCGTAGTTCTTACGCGCTTCTGACGATTCCTGGATGAACCTGGCGTGCTCAACTTCGCGGCGCTGGATCTCAGAGCGCACGGTGTCGGGCAGCTGGGCCCAGTGCTCGCGCACCTCGGGACGCCAAGCTTGCGGAGCTCGATCGGCCTGCTGCTTGGGTCCAGATTTGGGACCCGCTTGCATACCTTGCTCTAGCGGCTCCTGGGCTGGCGTCTTTTCCTTGAACTTGCCTTGCTCATCGCGGGGCTTGTCGTCCACGGGTGTGTCTTGTGCCAGTGCGTTAAGGTCCTGGCTCGCGTCCTGAGCCTGCGGTGTGGTATCGACAGCTTCGCCGGTATTTGCCGGCTCGTTGTCCACCGGCGCAAGCGCGGGCGTGTCTTGTTGCAGAGGCTCGTCGGCCTCCTTGAACGCGGCCTCGAGGGCATCGCGCATGGTTGTCGTGGGTTCGCTCATGGTTATCACCTGTTTTGGAGGATGTGAATTGCGCGCTCTATGTCGGCACGCTTAAATGAACCGCCTTCGGTCATATACCGTTCGCGGCTTTCTTTGGCTTTCGCCCAAGAATCTTTGAAGTCGTCCATCGTGGTCAGGCCTTTGGCCTTCATGTAGTCACGATGCTTGCTGCGTGAAGAAATGTCGGTGCCGTCAGGTGCTTGCATACCTTCATACGATCGGTCGCCCCAGAGAGCGCCAGAATCGGTGCGCAGCTCAGGTTGATAGTCGGCGGTGACCTCGATCAGCTCGCCTGTTTTTCGGTCTTGAATCCAGCGGCGTCTGGTCATTTCTTCTTCCTTAATGAGTCAACCATTTCCTGCAATTTTTGTTTTGAGTCATCAGACACAGCCAACGAGCCACCCACGGCCATGCCAGCAAGCAGGTCGTTTTCATTAACGCGGGCGGGGTCAAAGGCGGCAAAGCGGGAGCGCTCAAGGTTTGCCGGATTGGCGCTGCGCATGATTGGAATAGACGCTGGGCCATCTGCAAACCGTTGCGTGCGGTCATAGCCAAACTCATAAATTGAGTTTGCATCTGTAAACAAAGTTTTTGCAGGCACACGACGGCTAACGATTTTGTAATCCCCGTTTAGAACGCTTTCGCCGTGGTCTATTGCGTATTGCTTGTCAGGAGTTACCCAATCTCCGTGTTGCAAATTATTTGGCGCGTCCTTTGGAACTGCGCGATGCGCCCACATTCCTTCGTCAGGTTTATTTCTAACCGCCTGCAATCGACGCACAAGCGATGCGTCGCGAATTTCATCCGCGCCGTCGCCGTAATAACGCGCCCCCTGCGAGGAATAAATGTCTTCGGGATAGACTCGCTCAAGCTGATGCGCTGGGGCGCCAACGTCATCTGCCGACATTGGAGCGGTGTGCTGGCTTCTATACGAACCAAGGCGATCTTCCGCATACTCCAGCGCTTTAGCGCGATCCATTGCCGTATTGTTTTTTGGCAATCCAAGCATCTTCACGGCGTTTTTGCGAGCGGCCTCTAACGCCTCGGACTGAGGGCCAACAATTTTTGTCATGCCCATTGGGTTGTAGGACTCAGCCATCGCCCTCGCCAAACGATCGGTCGCAGGGCCGCGGCCTGGGCCTTCGCCTGCAGCCGCGTAAGTCATGTTCATGAGGTTGCCAGCGCGATCGTTGGCGTCTCCAACGATTTGCTCGAGCTTTGCGCGTGGGTTGCGAAGGGTGTCCACCAGCTTTCGCTTGAAGCTGTCGCTGGCGCTGTAGATCTCTGCAAGTGGTCCTGCCATAACTCACCTCACTCCAAAGTCAACATAAACTGCGTTTGCTCGTACAAGCGCAGGACCTCATCAATCGTGTTTTGCAACGATGTCTCGTCCTTGTCGCAGATCTGGTAGCGGTACATCTCGATCCACTCAGCGCGAAACGACAGCAAGTCGCGGATGTCGTCGTCGTTGCCGTCTTCGCGCTTGATGGTCATGCGCCCGCCGTAGTAGCCCTGGTACTGCTCGACAAAACCGTCGATCAGCTCGAGCAGCGCGTCGTAAAACTCGTTCAAGGCCTTGTGCTCGGCGTAGCTCTTGGTCTTCCAGTGCGCGATGTGCGCGGCATCGCGGTCAAAAAGCACCTTGCTGACAAATTCTTCTGCTTTGTTCATGTGTTACCTCACTGCATTGGGGGCATGCCGTTGCCAGCCTGCGGCATTTGGGGCGCTGCTGGTGGCAGCTGGGGCTGTGGCTGCAAAACGCCCATCGCACGCAGCTGGGCCTCTTTTGCGGTCGCTTCCATGTTGGTGTTTTTGGCCTTGGCCATGCGCTCGGCAGCTCCTGCCTGCTTTTCGGCCACTTCGGCCTCTTGCATGGGGTTGGGCTGCTGAGGCTGAATGCCCTGCTGCTTCATGCCGGTGATGGCCTGGTCGAGCACGCTCTCGATTTGTGTCGAGACGCGGAACTTGGAGACGCTCCACTGGAGGAGTGACATCAAAACAGGCGCCGCCTGCGGCACTTGCTGGGCCATTGGCGCCACCTGGGAGATAAATGCGCCCAGGCCCTGCATGAACTGCACGGCCGCGTCACGTTCAGCCGCCCAGTCCAATGCGGCCATCGAGTCAGCCTCGATGTTGATGCGGTACTCAGACAGAGCCTCATCCTTCAGCAGCTGGATGGCCTGCATGGCCAACGGTGCGTCAGGCGTGCGCTCGATGTTGGTACGGCGCAGGATCGTCTCGGGCTGGAAGTGCTTGCAGATGATCTCGGCCTTGATGCGCAGGGCTTGCGTGATCCACTCGGCAATGTAGAACTGCTTGAGCTGAATACGCGTGCTGCCAAACTGCGCCTTGATCTGCTGAGCTGCAGCGGTTTCGCTGGCCTTGGAACTGCCGCGCATGATGTCGGAGATGCCCAGCACCTCGTAGATCTGCATGACTTTGTCCTGGCGGTAGTTGCGCAGGTGATCGATGGCGTTCACCACCTGGTCGATCGGTATCCAGTCCACTTGGCCCTTGATGCCGCCCTTCTCAGCAAACATCGCCCAGTTGTCCACGGGGATCAGCTGGTTTTCAGAGCCCTGGTTGAATACGCGCTGAATGCCCTCGGCCGCCTTGTCGTACACGCCCACCACCTTGGCTGCACGCGTGAGCCAAGTAATGCGGGTGTTGATCTCATCGAGCTCGTTGAATTGGTCTTGAGCAAAGACATAGTCAGCGCGGGGCTGGAAGTTGCTCGAGGTGACGTTGGCCACCACAGGACGTGGGCAGGGGAAAAAGTTGTCTAGGCCCAGTGGGTCATCCTTCACGTCGAGGATCACGTCACAGCCTTTGGCATACCAGTAGACCTTGCGCTTTTCTTTGCACCAGATCTCGAAGACTTCAGCCTTGCTCCAGGGGTCGAACTTGGTGGTTTGATCGTTGGTGTCTTTGGGCTTGGTGTTGCCTGACAGAGGAACGATCTTGGCAATCTCTTCACCAAAGCGCGCATTGAGTTGGTCTTGCGTCATGTACACGCGGCGCGCTACCCAGCGCACCTCATGCCAGGTGCGAGCGGGTGACCAGAAGAAGTCTTCCCAGTAGATGTAATCGCAGGCAGCCTCTTCGTTGGTGATCTTCTCGGCCATCTCCGCAGGGCTGAGCTCCTGGCCATACTCGTCAAACACGGGAGGGATTTCGTACTCTTCGGTTTCGACTTCGTAGCGCAACCAGATCTGACCCATGCCGACAACAAGCCAGTCCTCAATGCCCTGGCGCACGTTCGCGTCCCAGGGTGAGACGTTGTCGTCAAACGAGCGGTTGAGCATGCGCTGCAGCATCGTGCCGGCAACGCGTGCCACGTCGTCGTCGTAGTCTTGCCAGCTGCGCGATACATCAGCCTTCGGTGGCCGTGCGTACAGCATCGACAAGAGCACTTGCATCGTGGACCAGAACAAATTGACTTTGCTCTCGTCGCGGCCGTAGGCATCACGCTTGTCGAGGTAGCGCTGAGTGATGCGGTTGGCATCCTTGTGGAAGTTGCCCAGCTCCTTGCTGGCCGCTTCAATTTCTGTGTTCCAGCGCGCAGCTAATCCCGTGGGGGAGTTGTTGAAGTCGCTGTCACTGGTGATCTTTGCTTGATCCATCATCCGATCCTTCCCGATTCTTTCGGCCGGCAATCCCAAATGTCATTCAACGCGAAGGCGTAGTTCGAGCTTCTGGGCATTGATGAGATTGTAGTAACACGGGAAGATTTCCGCGACACTGGTTTCGCAGCAAGAGCCAGATATCGGAACGAATCGGCGCCGTGCGAATGTTGATCATGCTTAGGTTTGTTGCGGTAGGTTTGCGTGCGTTCATCCCACTCGCGCATGTACGCACGAAGGTGTTCAAGCCCTTCATACGTTGCCTCTTCATCGAAGTAGCACTGAGGGATCACCAGGCGCGCCGCCTCGATGCCGTCCTGGAGTGACATCTCGGGCACCAGGTTGGGCCGGATGCCGTTGGCCAGGAACTGCTCGATGATCGACTTGCCGGTCTGCAGCGACTTCGCTTTGGCGTCATGGGGCAAGAAAATGCCCTTAGGGTTGACGGTGTACGGCCGCGCCTTGATCCAATCGATGTAATGTTGGATCGGCTGGTTGTCGTCCTCGTAGAAATCTACGATTCGCGTGCCGTCGCGGGTGTCTTGCCAGCCCCACCAGCTGCATGAGTCGGTGTAACCCAAGTCAGCCACCAGGTTGACGGGGAATGCGGGGTCAACAGGGAATTTCGCCACCCTGCCCTCGTTGTACGCATCCCCCAATAGCTTGGCGAAGTACGCACCAGGAACGGCAGCGTCAAACGAGCACTCGTACTCGACCAAAAACGCGTCTTCGGTCATCTGGACCTTGGCGTCCCTCAATTCATCGGGGTGAATAATCCCCGTTTTGCTTGCCGGGAGCTCGAGGAGCTGGTGCGTTTTGGGGTTTAGCCTGGCTTCCTCTCTGAGGTTCCAGAACATGTTCTTGCCGGCGGGGGTTCCGGCGAAAATCGCCCACCCGCGGCGGTCTGACAGCGCGGGACGCAGCACCGTGTACCAGGCAGAGGGCCGAATTTGGCCTGTCTCGTCCAAAACGACGCCATCGAAGTACATACCGCGCAGGGCATCGTAGTTATCGGCGCCCGCGACGTAGATCGTGGACTCACCACCGTGGCCATTGTTGAGCGTGATCTTGAGCTCGGACTCGTTTGGCGGTTTGGACCAGTACGGCCGCGACAAATCTTTGAGGTAGGTCCACGCCACGCGCTTGGCCTGGTCCCGTTGGGGCGCCAGGTACGCAAATTGGGGCTTAGGCAGCGCTGTCTCGAGCGCGCCGATCACCAGGTCAGCGCACATGGCCACCGTTTTGCCGGCACGCCGGTGTGCAACGACGACAGTCCAGCGCTTGTCCCGGTTGTGCAGCGGCAGGAACACGTCCCGCGGTTGGTATTCCGCGAGATTCACTTGCCCAACCTCTCGAGCTCACGGTCCAGGTACCAGCGCGCCTTCTTCAGGTCCTCGATCGGGCTGTCGGACTTTAGGCCTGCGCGCCAGATGTACTTCATCGCGTTGCCCAAGCAGAAATTCATGTGCTCGGTGATCTGGATGCACTCGACGCCCGAGGGGTGCTCGGTGTAGTGCTTGGGGTGGTTGACCGCATCGTTAGGCTTTTTGGTCTTAGGGCTTTGGTCCCAGCTGGGCGCAAAGATGCAGTCGGGCTTGTGGGCCTCGATCGGGGAGGTTTGGCAGTCAGGGCAGTGCCAGGGGCCGATGGGTGGTGTCGTGGTGCTCATGTTGCGTTTTTCTCAGAGTGCTTTTTTTGGTTTCAGAAATTGGGGAGGGGGCCCCGGCCCGCGCCTGACACCCCCCTGCCGATCGACGGGGGGTGGGGGGTCTGGAAATTCCAAGACGGGGCCAAGGCCTGGCCAGATCGACGCAGGCGAGGCGATCGACAGCGAGGCAAGGGCCTGGTAGCGTCACGGTGCATTAGCGTCTCCTACGGGCTCCTGCCCTGCCGTGCCTGCCGCCGCCGGCGACCCTGCCGCCGCTGGTACCGGATCAATAATCCGGTATGCCCCGCTCGAATCCCTTTGTAGATCAACAACTTGCGTGACTACGTCCGCAGGTTGTGCCACGGTTGTGCCAATCTGACGCGTGCCAAGCCATGAAAGCTGCACCTGCACGCCGCCTTCGACGTTCGCGTTGATCTGTGTCGGCAGCACCTTGCTCACCAGGCCCACGAACGCGGCCCGATCGCTCGAGGTGCCCTCGGCCAGCTTGGCCAAGTACTGAGCGCCGCCGACCTGGTCGAACGCCTCGAGCACGGCCTCGCGCAGGTTGGTGAGCCGGTTCTTTGTGCCTGGTGCGCGCCCTGGGCCGGCCGGCACCGGCTGCCCGTTTTTCGGGCTCACCGCCGTCCCCTTGGGGCGCGGCTTGCCGTCCCTCGGATTCCAGGGCTTTTCCGGTCTTTGCGGCGTTTCTGACGCGCCAGGCGTTGAGTCAGCCTCAGCGGGCATCGCCGCCCTCAGCACAGCCTCTTGCAGCTGCTGACCGATGTCCTGTTGTTGGGTTTCAATCATGTCGCGATTCTCCCATCACGCGTTAGACGCGACAGCCGCGAACAGCAAAAAGACCAGGAAGCCTTGCCAGCCCCCGATCGAATACCCAGCCACTGCCGCGCAGATGTAGAGCGCTGTGGCTACCTCATGCTTAGCCCTTTCGGCCTTGATCGCTCTCAATTCCAAGTCGCTCATATGCGTTTCTCCTGACAGTCCGGTGCACCCAAAATCTGCACCGCACTTAACTCACACTCTATACAGAGTGAGTGCGGTGCACCCCTGGAGGGGGTTGCACGCACACTTGCACTCGACTGCGCCGCACTCTGCTCCGAACTAGTTCGATGCACTTCGGTGCAGCCCATCCTAGCCGGGCAATTTCTGCCCTGGTTGCAGTTGCCATAGCATGGTGGGCATGTCTTATTCCTGCCAAAGATCCTGTCCCAGCTCTCTTGGTAGCCCTGCCCTGGCCTACGGCCTGAACCTTTACCGCCATCGCTCATGTGTTCTTCTCCTTAAGTTTGGCTTCAATGGCTCGGTAAAAAACACTACCTTGACCGCTATAACACTCCCACACTTCCTCATCCGTCAGCCCTACCCATGCGCGCTCTGGCTGCAAATTAACAATTGCCCATTCCAACGAGCCAAGCTCAGCAAGATCGAAACTGTTCTTGTGGTCACGCGACTTCAAAAAGTCCACGCGCCGTTGTAGGGTCTTCAGGTGTTCACTGGGCATTCTCATGCTTTGCCCTCCAAGATCTGAAGCGCCGCCTGGAAGCCCGCCAAACCACCCACCCGCTGATCCCCGATGAAGATCTGGGGCATCTGCTTCACGTCAGGGTAGGCAGCCATGAAGTTAGCTCTGCGCTCGCCCACCTCGATGTCCACCTCCTGGACCTCGAGCCCTTTGATGTGCGCCAGCTTCTTGGCGGCCACACAGTTAGGGCAGTTGGCTTTTGTGTAGATCGTGACTTTCATGCTTCCTCCCTTTGCGACCACGCAGGCCCAGCACCTGATCCCAGGGCCACGCGTGTACTACCTTGCTCGGTCAGTGCCAACCGATAGCCGATGCCTCGGTTGCCCTTTTTGTATGGCTCCATGTGCACCAGCTGCTCGACCTCGAGGTCACGCAGCATGGTGAAGAAGCCTTTGCGGTCCAAGCTGCCTGGATACTCTGGGTCATCACGCAGGCACACATAGGCATTGGTTGGTGCGTTGACCTTTGTGGACATGTTCACGCCCTGGTCAGCGTGACGTTTGACTAATTTCAGAATCGCAGCACGTTGGGCGTTTCTCACCAGCGTGGCCGCAAGCTTGTTGCCTGGTGCAGTACCAAAGCGCTTGAACACCTTGGCGCCGGTGTCGAACTCGAGGCGGATCTCTTCCTGGAGCGGGCCCAGGTTGCACTTCTCATGACGCACGACGATCGCGCCTGAGTCCTCACGCACCATGGCCCAGCGTGACCGTGCACTGTTGTTCCAGGCAGTGGACCCAGAGAACGTGCTGTTGCTGTCCAGGCCTGCGCCAGCTCGCACACTGGCTTTGTCAACGTGGGCCAGGAGCAGCATGCCGGCGCCTGTGCCGTGAGCAATCGTGTTCAGGCAGCGCATGAACCCGCGCACGCATGTCCGATCGTTCTCGTTGTCCGCGAACACGTCGGACGCGTTGTCGATGATCACTGTCTCAGCACGGTGACGCACGACAGCATCAGCCAACCACTGCATACGCTCGGTGGGTGCACCGTTTCTCCAGAGCACACAGTCTGTTTGCGTCATGTCGTACACCATCATCCTGCCGGCGAGCTCTGACATCTGGATGCCCAGGTCTTGGCAGATGTTGGCCACGCGGAAGTGAACCGTCCTGCCCTCGTCCTCACCAGAGATGACAAGCACGCGGCTGGGTTTGGTGGACACACCAACAAATTCACGGCCGGTGGCCAGAGCTACGCCGGCCTGAAGGGATAGGTTGGACTTGCCCACGCCACCATTGGCAGCCAGGAGCGTGACGGTGCGCTCAGGCAGCCAGCCCTCGATGCGCCACTGGGTTGGCTCAGGCTCTATGCGTTCAAGCTCATCCCAGTCCAGGGGCGCGAGTTGACCATTTGTCGGTTGAGGGCTTTGTTCACTTTGATCTAGGTTCAAGTTGACGGTAATCTGCGGCGCTTTCCGCTCTTCGGGTAAGTACTTCTCCGCAGACTTAACGGCACGCGGGACCTCAGCGCGCCGCGTTTGCCACCGACGCAGCTCCTCCTCATCACGCGTCGATGGCTTGACCTGATCCATCAGGCTGTACAGGAATTCGACCGCGGCGCCTGGGAACATGCCGCCTGAAATCAATGATGCTGCGAGGCGTGTGATGTTTTCATGGTAGGCCCGTTGCTCCGGTTGGGGATCAGTCAGGCCAGCGATCATCTCGCCGGCATGAGTGCCTGTGCCCGACCCTTTGGTGCTCGAGCTGGTGCGCTCGATCGCGGCCGCCATGCGCAGGTTGTCCAGGTCCACGCCAAACGCGGAGCACGCATCAGCCAGCGTCCAGCGAATGTTGGGGTTCCACATAACCATCTGCACCTTCCACGGGCCCGCGGCGCGAGGCTTGGTGTTGGTGCCCTCAGGCAGCCGGACGTAGCGCACGCAGGCATTGCCCGACGCGTCATTGCTTCGACCTCGAGCTGCAAACGAGCTCATCACGCGGTCGATCAGCTGGCGGTTGTAGGTGTCGGGATCGTCACAGTCCAAGAAGATGCCGACCTGGTGCTTGCCTGGGCTGGTTTGCAGCGCGTAAGAACAGTTGTCGATCTCTTCGATCGGCACGTCGTCCAGCGTCAGCACAGCCAGGCGCACGAAGCAGTCTTTGCGCCGGAAGAACTCGCCGTCGTCAGTTGGCTGCAGCACAGCCGTGCAGAAGTACGCGTTGTCATCCTTCGCGTTGTCGATCAAGCCAGCCTGTGCAGGCGTGCCCTTGTAGAAGCGCCCACCCCAAACGAGGGGCGGCGCATTGCCGGGATCGGCTCGGAAGGTGGTGATCCATCCGAACTCGTTATCGCCCAGGGCCCCGTACACCTCGGCCAGGAAATCGCTGTTGGTCATGGTCTGTTGTTGTTCGTACACCATGATCAAGCCTCGAGGGCAGCCAGCTCCTTTAACGTCAGGCGCACGCGGCGTTCCTGGGCGAGTCGCATGAGCTGCGACCAGTGCCTCTGGGGTATCACCCCGCCCGTACCTTGGGGGAATGGCGAGCACCAGCGCGAGAGCGTCGAGGTGGCCAGGTCCAGGTGCTGCGCGACCTGGCTCTTGCCGCCGAGTTTCTCGATCACGGTGTATGCGGGCTCGAGGGTATGAATCGTGGGAATGGTCATCTTGTGTTTCTCCTACTGAATTGCGATTGACTCAATACTGAGTATATGGCACCTTTATGCTTACCATGACCATGCAGACCGATTGGTTCAAACAGAAGCTCGCTGAACGCAAGCTGTCACAGCGCCAGCTGGCCAAACAAATGGGGCTCGATCCTGCGGCCATCTCGCTGATGTTTCGTGATCAGCGCAAGATGACCAATGAGGAAGCGCACTTTATCGCAAGCACGCTAGGCGTCCCTGTTACTGAGGTGCTGCGCCAGGCAGGCATCGAGGTAAGTGAAGATGTCAGGCGCGTGAAAGTCACTGGGTATATTGGCAAGGACAGCTGCGTGACGCTGTTTCCCAAGCGCACGCACGACAAGGTGATCGGCCCTGCTGACTGCCCCGAGGGAACGTATGCGCTGCAGGTGCGCAACCCTAGCAGCCCGAAAGACGGTTGGATGTTTTTCATCTCACCAGCTGAAGACGATCCGCGTGCGAACCTTGGCCGCGTGTGCTGCGTGGCACTCGAGAACGGCGAGCACATCATCGCCGTCGTGCAGCGCGGCTACCGCACTGGCACGTTCAATCTGATCAACGGCTCCAATGGCGAGGCGGTGCGCACTGACGCAGGCCTTGTCTGGTCGTCTCCCATACTCTGGATCAAGCCCACCTGATGAGCCTGGGGGTAATAACCCCATGCTCTTGTCGGGATAGTGTTGTGCTTTTCGCATCGTTGTGGCCAAATCACTTTCACAGCAATAACGCTGTTGAACTAAGGAACACAAACGATGAACGCAGAACAGAAATACCGCGCAGCCCTCGCCAGTCACGACTGGTACTACGACTACAGCGACGACTACAGCGCCTGGTCTCGTGGCCGTGACGAGCGCAATGCTCTAAACGCCGCACGCCGCACGCTCGATGCAGACAGCGCCATCTGGAACGAGTACGCGCCCAAGCAATACCAAGCAATCACAAAAACGGAAACATCAAAATGAAACTCTCTCACTACCAAACCCCCCGCACCCTCGCTGACTGCACATTCGAAGTTGGCCACCCTGAAGCTCGCGGCAGCGAGCCCATGCTCGAAAGCATTGCCGGCTACATCCTGGCCATCGCGATCGGTGTCGGCATGGCCTGCTTGCTCGTTGCATGGTGGTCGTCATGAGCGAACCAGCATTTCCTTTACACGCACACATTGACCGTTACAAAGACGGTGAACACACGGTGAATGAAGGCATGTCCTTGCGCGACTACTTTGCTGCCAAGGCATTGCAAGGCATTTTGACCAACGGTGGCTGGGTATCAATGTACGTTGAAACAGTTTCCAAGGATGGCCCTTTAGAAAACATGTCACTGGTCGCGGAATTGCTTTGTGATGATGTTTACTCTTTCGCAGACGCCATGCTGAAAGTGAGGGGCGAATGAACTGTCCCCGCTGCGGCTCATGGTCTGACGTACTAGAGACGCGCACGCGTTTGGATGGCAGCAAGCGCCGCCGCTACCAGTGCGCCAATTAGCACCGCTTCAGCACAGAAGAACGACATGTCGCTGAACTCAAACCCAAACCCTTCGCACAAAAGATCATCGAAAAACTTTCAAATGACTGATGCGAATTTCACAATCCCACGACGGCCTCAACTTTTAAGGAAATAAAAATGGCTTTTGATCTCTCCTCCATCTCGCGCACAAAGCGCATGCGTGCCCCCAAGATCGTCATTGCCGGCCCCGGCAAGATCGGCAAGACGACCTTTGCGTCGATGGCGCCCAACGCGATCGGCATCTTGACCGAGGACGGCGCCGACGCAGTCGATGCGTCTGCCTTCCCCCTGGCCACATCACTCGACCAGGTCTACGAAGCGATCGGCACGCTGCTCGAGCAAGAGCACGACTATCAGACAGTCTTCATGGACTCGCTCGACTGGCTCGAGCCGCTGATTCACGCGCACGTCTGCAAGGCCAACAAGTGGGCAACCATCGAGGCAGCCGGTTACGGCAAGGGCTACATCGCTGCAGCCGATGAGTGGCGCAACCTGCTCAACGGCCTCGAGGCCTTGCGCCAGCAGCGCAACATGGCCGTGATCTTGATCGCGCACGACAAGATCAAGCACTTCGAATCACCACTGCACGACGGTTATGACCAATACGTTTTGAAGCTGCACGACCGCGCTGCAGCTTTGGTCCAGGAATGGGCAGACGTCATCGGCTGGGCCAACTACCGCATCGTCACGACGCAGTCAGACGCCGGCTACGGCAACAAAGAAACAAAGGCCCGCACGACGGGCGACCGAATTCTTCACGTCGAACCTCACCCCGCTCACATGGGCGGCAACAGGTTTGGCTTGAAGAACATGAAGCTCGACTGGGCTGAATTCGCTGCGGCATTGACCGCGTCTCAAAACTGAAACTAGGAACCTTTCAAACATGGCACTCATTAACTTCAAAGCATCTGCAATCCAGATCGAAGAACGCTCCAACTCATTCGGCCCCTTGCCCGCAGGCGAGTACGAAATGATGATCGTGAAGTCGGAAACCAAACCGACCAAGGCCAACACCGGCCACTACCTCGAGCTCGAGATGCACGTCATCTCTGGCCAGCACTCTGGCCGCCGTCACTGGGAGCGCTTGAACCTGGACAACCCCAACCACCAGGCAGTAAAGATTGCCCAGGAGTCACTCGCCAAGCTCTGCATGGCCATCGGCATCGATGACGTCGAGGACAGCGAGCAGCTGCACGACCAGCCCTTTGTGGCCGAGATCGGCATCGACAAAAAGGACGAGACGCGCAACGTGATCTGGGGCTACCAGGGCATCGGCGGCCACATCAACAACGCCAAGCCCAAGGCTCCCGCGGCGCCAGCTCCCTCAGCTGCTCCCGCTAAATCTGCAAAACCTTGGGGCTGAACATGAACACACCAGAACAAATCACACACCGCACCAGCGTGACACTCAACGGCATGCAGGCCAAGGTCAAGCAGACCGTCTACACCGTTCTGCCTGACACGACGACCACGATCTGCCAGCTGTTCATGGAGAACGGCTACGTCATTCTCGGGACCAGCGCCTGCGTTGACCCAACGAAATTCAACAAGGCGCTTGGTGAGAAGTACGCCTACGAAGACGCGATCAACAAGGCATGGCCGCTCGAAGGCTATCTGCTGGCTGAAGAAATCTTCCAGCGCAACAAGGCCTGATTAACGGGGCCGCTGCCTCTGGGGGTTCCCGGAGGGCCGGAACAGCGGCCCCACCTTTTAAGAACGAGAAAACGATGGCACAAATACCCGAATCCCAACACACCACCAGCGCGGCGATCGTGCGCTGGTACGAATCCAAGCCACAGGAGCAACGGCCACACATGGGCGCCTCACTGATTGGCCACGATTGCCAGCGCTACGTCTGGCTGACCTGGCGCTGGGTGCTCAAGCCCGAGTTCAAGGGCCGCATCCTGCGCCTGTTCAGCACCGGCCAACGCGAGGAGCCCCGCATCCTGGAGGAGCTGCGCGGGATCGGCGCAACCGTTTGGGACACTGACCCTGCTACCGGTGACCAGTGGCGCGTGAGCGACATCAATGGCCACTTTGGCGGCTCGCTCGATGGTGTCGCCAAAGGGCTGCCTGAGGCGCCAAAGAGCGTGTGCGTCCTCGAGATGAAGACCCACAGCGACAAGTCATTCATGGACCTACTCAAGAACAAGGTCCAGCACTCCAAGCCCCAGCACTATGACCAGATGCAGGTCTACATGGGCCTGATGGAGATCGATCGCGCCATGTACATCGCGGTCAACAAGAACACCGACGACGTGTATTGCGAATGGGTCCACTACGACAAGGACCGGTTCTACGTCCTGCGCGAGCGCGCCCGCTATCTTATCGAGGCGCCTAACCCGCCCGACAAGCTCAGCGAGGACCCCGCCTACTACATCTGCAAGATGTGCAGCATGTGGAAGCACTGCCACGGTGGCCTAGCTGCCGAGGCCAACTGCCGCACCTGTTGTCACGCCACACCTGTTGAGAATGCGGCATGGAATTGCCAGCATCACAACGCGGAGATCACCACCGAGATGCAGCGCCAAGGCTGTGGCCAGCACTTAATGATCCCGACACTGGTGCCATACGGCGAGCCGGTTGACGGTGGCCAAAGCTGGATTGCCTACAAGCACCGCACGACGGGCGCGTACTTCTCCAACTCCACCGGCCCCTGCTCCGACTACGGCCCGCACTTCTCGAGCAAAGAGCTGCACAACTGCCCTGGCGAGCTGCTCACCCAGGTGGCAGAGCTCAAGAACGAATTCCCCGGCAGCAAGATGGTGAGCGGCACGGTTGACACCACCTGGGACGACTTAGCCACACACCCCGACGACATCCCCGTCAAGGCTGACAGCCCGCCTAAGCGCGAGCAACGCCGCAAGACTGCTGCCGCAGTCGAGGCCATGAAAAAGATGGGCGGTGAAGCATGAGCTGGCTTGTCAATTTCTCGATTGCCATGGCGGTGAGCTACGCGCTCATCGGCCTGCTGGGCTTCATGTGCAAGCTCTGGTTCCTCCTCTTCATGTTTGGGTGGAACCTCTTATGAGCTTTATCAAGCAATCCATTCACCTGAACGGGAGCTCTCTGCGTCCCGTTCATCAACTCAAGCTGTGCAGCAGTTGCAAGAGCGATCGCGTGCCTGAGGGCGGCATCGAACTGAGGCCAGGCCGTTGGGTCTGCGCCGCGTGCTGGGCAAAACGAGCCATGTCGAGGAAACCATGAAATTAGAGCGCGGTGCAGTGGTGCGCGAGATCCTGCGCATGCTTGATGAAGAAGGCCCCATGACGCGTGCAGAGATCTGCCTGCGTCTGGGCCGTCGCAAGGACGAGATCGCCGCGGTGGTCACGCGCCTGAACAAACGCACGCCAGTCTCTGGCAAGCGGATCCACATCAAAGAGTACGTCTATGACATGGAGGGCGAGCGTCGTTACCCGCGAGCCGTCTATGCCATAGGCCCGCTCAAAGATGCCCCCAAACCAAAGTCTGACCCTAAGGAAACCAAGCGGCGGTATTGGGCCAGGGCGCAGCTCAAGCTGCGCACCAACAGTGTGTTCAACCTCGGCCTGTCGCGCAGACAGTTGCAGGCCAACAAAAAGAAAGCAGAGCAGTAAATGCAATACATCATCGGCGTCGATCCAGGCGCATCAGGAGCGATCGCCATCCTCGAGGACAACGGCAAGCTGGTGCACGTCTTTGACATGCCCAGCGTGGAGATCATCACAGGGGGCAAGGCCAAGCGCCGCGTAAGCCCTGAAATGCTGGCCGCTGAGCTGCGCCTCTACGCGGACCAGGGAGCGGTGGCCTACGTCGAGCAGGTGGGCGCCATGCCTGGCCAAGGGGTGAGCTCGATGTTCGCCTTTGGCCAAGCGTTTGGCATCGTCTTGGGCGTCATGGCTGGCTTGGCCATTCCCACCCAGACGGTGACGCCTGGCAAGTGGAAGAAGGACCTAAAGCTTAACGGTGGCAAGGACGCTTCACGGGCCAAAGCTGCCCAAGTATGGCCAGCGCAGGCAGGTGAGTTCAAGCGCGTGAAGGACGACGGCAAGGCCGAGGCTGGGCTGATTGCTTTGTGGGGTGTCGGCGTATGAAAGTGCTTGTTGCCTGCGAATACTCAGGACGAGTGCGGGATGCGTTCATTGCTCAAGGCCATGAGGCTATGAGCTGTGACTTGCTTCCCACTGACGCGCCTGGTCCTCACTATCAGGGCGACGTGTTTGACGTTGTCGATTACCCGTGGGATTTGATGATCGCTCACCCGCCCTGCACCGATCTCGCGGTGTCGGGCGCCGCCTGGTTTGCCAACAAACGCCTTGTGGGCGCGCAACAAGCCAGTGCCTCGTTCTTCATGAAGCTGGGGAGGGTCAACATCCCTCGCATCGCGATCGAGAACCCTGTGTGCGTGATGTCGTCGCTATGGCGCAAACCTGACCAAGTCATCCAGCCGTGGATGTTTGGCCACATGGAGCAAAAGGCCACCTGCCTTTGGCTGAAGGGGTTGCCTGCACTTACCCCCACCAACAACGTCAAGGAGGAAATGATGCAGTTGCCAAAGAATCAGCGTGAGCGCCTGCACTATCTCCCGCCCTCGGCCGACAGGTGGAAGTTGCGCAGTGAAACCTATCTGGGCATCGCGGAAGCCATGGCCGCCCAGTGGGGTTCGCTTGTGCCATAAATATCTGTTGCGTTTTTCTTGACTAGTTGCCATAATTGCATCGCTGCGGTTTTCGCAGCGTTCAACGAGGACAACGATGGCAACGAATCAAAAACCTGTACTGCGCGGCGACACCTACTGGATCAACGTCCAGATCGAGGGCAAGCGCCTGCGCAAGAGCCTGAACACGCAAGACGCCAAGCTGGCCGCTGAAGCGTTCACGCGTGAGCTGGCCGAGTTCTACCGCACGCGCAAGTTCAAGGAGATGCCCAAGAAGACCGTCAACGACGCGTTCGACAAGTGGCTGGACGAGCGCAGCGCCAAGCGCTCTATCGAGGACGACGAGCGCAAGGTCAAATTCCTCCGCGCCAAGATCGGCAGCACCCAGCTGTCGGAGCTCACCGTTTCCATGATCGAGGACGCCATGCCCCAGGGCGTGAGCCCGTCCACGCGTAACCGCTACCGCGCCCTGATCCGCGCCATCCTGCGCCGGGCCATGCGCAAGTGGCAGTGGCTCAACAGCGTGCCCGCGATCGAGGAAGAGGACGAGCCCGAGGGATACACCGAGCACCTGACCAAGGACCAGGCCGAGCGCCTGATCGCGGAGCTGCCTGAGCGCTACCGCAAGCCCGTGCGCTTTGCCCTGCTGACCGGCCTTCGCCGCGCCAACGTGTTTGGCCTGACCTGGGACAAGGTCAACCTCGAGAGCGGCACGGTGGTGGTCGAGGCCAACACCGCCAAAGGCAAGCGCCGTTTCCTGGTCCCGCTGAACGCGAGCGCCAAGGCTTTGCTGGAGTCGGTGGAGGGGCGCGAGGGCCGCGTCTGGGGCGACGTGACCCACGTCTGGCAAAACGTCTGGGAGGACGCCTGCAAGCGGGCCGGCGTGAAGATCAAGTTCCACGGCCTGCGCCACACCTGGGCGACGTGGCATGCGGAAGCAGGCACGCCGCTTGACGTGCTTCAGAAGCTGGGCGCGTGGGCGACGCACTCGATGGTGCTTCGCTACGCTCACCGGCCGGCCGACTACCTCGCGCAGGCTGCTGAGGCGGTTGCCTTGTGACAGTGGCACATTTCTGTCACACCTGTATTCCGCTGTCATAGGCACTCATCGTAAGTGCCTGGTGCGAAAGGGGGGACTCGAACCCCCACGGGGGTAACCCGCCGGAACCTAAATCGAAAAAAGGAGGTAGCGAGTAGTTAAAAATCAATCACTTAAAACCGACGGGGGCCCGGTATTGGCCCCCGAATTGGCACAATTATGTCACAGCAACACAGTAACAAAGAAGGACAGTTTTATGAGCAACACACAACCCGAAGCCCTCCGGCTGATCCAGCACATGGACGACGAATGGCCCGAGGACTGGGACGGCCTGGCAATCCGCGCCGAACTGCGCCGCCTGCATACAGAAAATGAGTTCTTGAGGGGGCAGTCATTGGTCAAAGCCGGGCCGCCATACAAATTCCAGAGATTCGTTGCAGGGCAAAAGCGTGCCCAAGATGTTGTCATCGAGAAAGAGGAACAACTGCAACGCGCCGTCCTCAAGGCAGCAAGGATTTGTCCTCCTGCGGAATTGACAGTGCTTGTCTACACCAGTCAACAGCCAGCCGAGCCTTACGATGAATTGACGCAGGCGCTAATCGAGCGCGATGAATACCACGCCATTGCTGACGAACTTGCCGAAAAGATTGTGGAAATCACGGGCGCAGACATTGGCGAACACAGCAGCGCAAATAACCCGTGGCTGAAGGCGTTGGAGGTTGCGGACGATTGGCTCATGCGCCACAAAACGTTTGAGCCCGACTACTACGTCTACAACATTGACGGCGTGTATCGCTTGGCCGATCCGCAGCCAACCATCCGCTGGGGGAATAAATGAAGCTAACCAAAACCCGCATCGGAAATTATCTGCGCCGCCACATGCTAGGCGACCAGCCGACATTTAGGAAAGGGTTCAAAGAAGGCGTTGCGTTTGCACAAAACAGCCAGCCCTTAACTGAAGATCAAATATTTGATTTGGAGAACAACTTGCCTGACGACGCAGTATCAGACAGGCGTTGGACAATCGAATTGGCGCGTGCCGTCGAAAGAGCGCACGGCATCGGCGCCGGATCTTTGTGACACAAAAATGGCACACCCATCGGAGTTTCCGGGTGTGCCACAGTGGCAAGCTATTGGTGCGAAAGGCGGGAGTCGAACCCGCACGGATTTTGTCCGCCGGAACCTAAATCGCTTCGCGCCAGTTTTCCCAAAAAAAGGCCCTGAGCAATCAGGGCCTTAAGTCTCAATGGCATCTACAAACAGCTCTCGCTGTGGCACGATTGTGGCACAAATTCAGGGGTTCAGGCAGACGTTCCGAGCGTACCCCTGCAAGCCTACGACGATCGCTGCCAGGCGGTCAGCTTCTCCCGCCATTGCAACAAGAGTTGTCGCACAGCTTCCGAGTAGCTCCCGCTCGACGCCGGCTCGACCATCAGCTCTGAGGGTGGCGGCGGGATTTTTGGGACCTGGGGCGGCGATAGCGTAGAGCTCGTTGCGCAGCCCATCAAGCTCAGCGCGAGCGCGAGTGGCAGCACCAGCCGCCTGCCGTTTCTGAAGTACATATTGATCCTCCGCTTTCTGTCTTGCCGCGAGCAAGTCATGCTCCCGGCGCCTGGCCAGCTCCTCGGCCTTTTGCAGGCTCTGGGCGTAGGCCTGCTTCATCTGGGCCACCTTGGTGTCGTAGCGCCATTCCTGGACCTGCCACGCGCCCCAGAACGCCATCACAGCGGAGACGAGCGCGGCGGCGACGTGTGTGTAGACCATATCAACCCCCTTGGCACTGCTGAAATTCGGCCTGGCGCCGTTTGGTGAGGCCGGCCAGGGGCTTTCCCTTGAACTTGTCCCAGCGCAGGATCTCCTTGCACGCGCCCTCGTAATCCTCGGTGTTCAGCTTGCGTACCAAGGTCGAGCCGCAGAACGCGGCGGGGCCGATGTTGTAGGTGAGGGACGTGTAGGCGTCGTATTCCCACTGGTGCAGCGGGACCCTGACGCAGCGCTTAATCGCGCCCTCGTATTGCTGGATGTCTTGCAGTGCTCGTTGCAGAGCTTTGGGCGGGGTGATGCTGTCGCCCATCTTCACGTTCTCGGTGGTCCCAAAGCCGATTGTCGGCTTGTCGCCAGGCACTGGGATGATGGCCTTGCTGGTGTAGTCCTCATGCAGGGCAATGCCCACCAGCGCGACCGCGCTCAGGGTGAGGCCAGCCAGCTGCGTGCGGTTCATCAGTCGTCCCGCATGCGCCGCTCATGCTCGAGCTGTTGGCGCTGGTCTTCCTTGTGCCGGTAGTACCAGTTGATGGCAAAGCCGCCAACACCAAGAAGCAGACCAAAGATCACCCCGAACTCCGACGAGAGCATCCATCCCAAAACGCTTGCGCTTGCCCCCGTGTAGGTGGCTTTACTGCCAAAGGCGGCCAGTGTTGCGTCGACTGTGGCTTGTGTTTCCTGCTGCACGGGGCGCTCCTTCATTTAAGTCTCTTGCGCCGTAGCAGGCTCTTCTTCCTGATGCGGCAGTTGCTCTTTAGCCTGAGCGCGGATCTTGGCCGCAATGGGCCAGGTGTTGGTGCTAGTGGGCAGTTGCCCGATCGCATCAAGTACCGCGTTGACTTCGTTCAGCTCGAGTTGAATTGAAATTTCCATTTGATTCTTTCGTGGGAGTCGTGGGTTGATGTGGTTGTTTTTATGTGTGGCGATTATCGCATCAGGCAGTCGGTGCTTCTGGCCACTGAATGTCCCAAGGAAACCCCGTCTGCGAGCTGATGTCACGCAGTGCCTGGCGGTAGGTTGCCCAGGCTGCTTTGTCGCCTGGAGCGTCCGCGACCTGTGTCCAGTCGCAGTCAGCCAGGCGCGTGTTACGCGTAGACCTGACCGACGCGGCTTGGGTGGTGTCAAGCGCGGCCTTGGCCTGGTCATCGATGTCGCTCGCGCTGTACTTGGTAAACCACTTGCCATCGATCTGCTCGACGCCATCGCGGAAGGCCACCTGGTAGCGCGTGGGCTGGGCCTGTGGGCCTTCGAACACGATGTCAGCGCCCATGTCGTTGATGAGCTGCTCGCTCAATTGCGCGGGGAATGACGTGTTGGGATGCAGAGCGCGGAACTCGCCCTCGTACATGACCGCGCCTGTTGCTCTGATTCTTACTTGCATGATGTTCCTTTATGCGATTGCCAAGAAGATGTAAGTGCCGCCGTTGGCGTTGATGCCTGCGGCTGTGCTGACGATTTGGAACCCACCAGTTGTGGTGTAGACGCTGTTGGCGTTGACTTCAGCCGCCGAACTGTTGAGCAAGAGTGATGGGTCATTACCAGATACCATGCCTCGAACCGTATCCCAAACGTACCAGTCACCAGTTGAATCGATGCGCTTTACCATGACCCATCTTGCACCGCCAGTAAATCCGCAAGAGATGGTCTGCGTTGCGCCTGTGCCTGTGTATGAGCCTACTTTGGAAACACCTGCACAAGTGGCGAATAAGTAGGCGACATAGGTAGAACCACTTGCGTTAACTTGAGCATTTGCCGCTCTAACAGTAAATGCTGTTGAAGTTGGGGCTGTGGAATTCCACATATTGTCAGCCTGAAACGCATTAGTTAGGTCTAAAAAGCCAACATACGAGGCTGTCAAAGGTGCGGCATAAACAGCCCAACTTGCTGTTGCTGATGCTCTACGCTTAACAATTATCAACTCAGGCGCAACACCAAGATTATGCGTTTCCGTGTGAGTAACTCCCGTCCCTGTATAGCAAACCTCATCAAAGAAGCTGGGGGCTCGTCTGAAGAACCAATTGATGTATGTGTATCCGCTTCCGTTTACATCAAAATTTCCATCAGCACCAAGTGTTACTCCATCTTGCCCATAAGCCATAACAGCGTCTGTGTACGATGTTTCTGCACTTGTCTGGTTAGTCGCTATCCGCAAGTTTGGCCCACGCAATCTGTCCCACATACTGCGAGTCCAGCTTGTTGAACGCATTGTGTCAAGCAACATATCTGGAGGGAATCCAACACCAGTTACATTTGCAGTTGCTCCTGTTCCTGTCCGTGAAATTGCGTTGTACACCTTAGTCGCATCCGTAGGCACTTTCATCGGGCCTCTACGAATGGCTACATAAACATAAGTTGCACCACCAAGAACACCACCAACATTAAAGCCAGTACTTGATGCTCGGCATTCGTCACCATCTGATTCTGCAGCGGTTGAATTAGGAACTAACTTTCTTGAATAGCTACCAGTTTGAGGAGTTGCAACCAATCCACGCATGTTGTCAAACAACATCCAACCTTCAGCTCCGCTAGACCTTTTCATCAAAACCCATTGGGCTTCATATCCAAGATTTACTGTTGCATTGCCAGAGCCATCAGTAGTAAACGACCCACACGAAATCACATTGTCCGTGCCCGTCAGGCCAAAGCCTCCTGCGTTATGGGCGAATAGGTAGGCAACGTAGGACACGCCATTAGCATTTGTCGCTGAGTTTGTTCCAACAGTGAAAACTGTGTCTGTTGGTGTTGTGCTATTCCACGCTGAAGGAGTGTTTGAAGCAGCAGCAGTTAAATTCAAAAACAGTGACTGCGAATTTAGTAGAGAACGGTGATAAACAAACCAATCATCCACTGCACTTGTTGGGCGAACAATCATGCAACCCGGAACTGAGCCAAGACTGTGAGCAATAGTACGGCCTGCTGTGCCATTCCCCGTATAAGTCACAACATCAAAGAACTTTGGTTGCTTGCGGAATGTCCATGAGACGTAGGAAAAGCCGTTTGAGGCTAAACCCGTATAACCGTTTGAATTAAACGTAAATCCAAAACCAGAAGTTTGGGCGGATGTTGTGTTTGAAGATATCGCGAAGTCTGTTCCTCTAGCAGAATCTACCAGCCAATTGTTTTGAACATTAGCTCGACTTTTCCACCAAACAAGTCCGCCTTTACCAGCCAAATCAATATCATTAGTGACAGTTGTGGAGGCTCCTGCGCCTGTGTAGAGGTATGTGCTGAACACATCCTCGATGTAGGTGGCTGGAGCTGCCGCGCCAGCCGCCGCCATGATGATTTCAGACGCGCTCATTACTTCACGTCCTTTCCAAGCACCAAGCCCGTCCAGGTTGAGCCCGCGTCGTAAGTAAAGAAGCCCAGCACATCGCGGCCAGAGCTTGTCAGTGTCGGAGCTGTACCGCCGGCCCACTTCACGTTTGACCACCAGTTGACTGTCGCGCTGCCGCCGTTCGTTAGGTCAAGGATGAAGCTGGCCGCAGTGCCAGTCGTTGGCGTGTTTGACACAGTGAATGTCGTCGTGCCGCTGATCGTCTTGCTGAAGTAGTTGGCCGTCGCCAGGTCAATCGCGCTGGCGCTGATCGTTGCCTTCAATTCCTGCAAAGCACCACCAGTCAAACGCGTCTCGCCCTTGTGGGTGATACGAAGGCGCTCGGCTGGGCCAGAGCCACCGTCCGCTGTAGTACCAAACACCAGGTCAGTAGGCATGTCGTTAGTGCCAGGCGTCGCGCTCACCAGCGCATTGATAAACGCGCCCTGCAAATACTGCGTGCCATCAAATCCGCGGAACACTAGGTTGCCCATCACGTCGCCGCTTTGGACAATCGCGCCGCTGCGGTTCTTCTCAAGCACAACATAAGACGCATTGCCGTCTGCGGTGGTGTTCCGCTGCACCAGCTGCGGGTAGTAGCCGCTGTTGGAAACCAGCGCGATGCCAGCTGACGTCACGTTGTCCGGTGTAGTTGTTCCGATGCCCAAGACACCAGTCGAGCTCACCACCAGGGGCGTCGCGTCGGATGCCACGTCTTCGATGTAGAGCGCGTTGCCAGAGCCCACTTGCGTGATGCTTAACGCATCGCTTGATGTGTTAACGCTAATGATCTGGTTGGCCGTGAATGTGTTGGTCGCGCCAAGTTGTGCGTAACCAGACGCAGGCAAGTAAGCCGTTATCCAAGCCGCGCCGTCATAGACGCGCATCTCATTCGATGTCGAATTCCAGTACAGGTTGCCCTCTACCAACGCGCCGCCAGAGTTGTTGACTGTTGGGTCTGAAGACTTGCTGCCAAGGTACTGGTTGTTGAACGTGGTGTATGAGCTCGCGGCAGAAGTCGCAGAGCCAGCTGCAGCCGTTGCGCTACCAGACGCGCTAGAGGCAGACGCTGCCGCGGCAGAGGCAGAGGACGCCGCAGCAGCTGCGGACGCAGCAGCCGTGGTCGTTGAACCAAAGATTGTGTCGATGTAGTTCTTGGTCGCTGCGTCTTGAGCCAATGTGGGATCGCCGAGGCCGGTGATCTTGTTTGTGCCCATCGCGATCGCGCCCGACATCGTGCCGCCAGTCAGGTTCAGCTTGAGCGCCAAAGCGGCGTCAACCTGGGCCTGTGTGTAGGCGTCAGTGATGCCAAAGCCGGCCAAGGTCGTTGGGTTTGTGCCAGCAGTCACGCGGCCATACGCGTCAACAGTCACCGACTTGTAGGTCGATGCAGTCACGCCAGTCGTGGCCAGGTCGATGTCGTCAGTGCCGACAACGATGCGAGACGCGGACGCTGTGCCGACGTTGATTGTGTTGCCAGACTTGAACAGACCAGCGCCAGCAGTGATCTGGCCAGCGCCTGAGAACTGCTCCCAGGTGACAGCTGTGACGCCCAATGTCCCACCTGCTGGGGATGTGCAGACCCAGCCAGAGTTGTCGTTGACTGTGCCTTCTTCTACAAACGTGAAAGCGCCTACCAGCTCTGCCCAAGTGTCAGCGTCAGTTGAACGCGACCAGGAGCCTGCAGCCACGACATAGATGCCGTTCTCAGCTGCGCTTGACTGGTTCTTAACCAGGACGCGTTCGCCTGCGATCACGGCCACGCCGTCGATCGTCTGAGTGCCCGACAGCGTGATGTTGGCCGTTGTGCCAACGCGGCAGGAGCCCTTGACATCGAGGCCCTGGGCGACGCTGTCAACGTAGGCCTTTGTGGCCGCGTCCTGGTCAGCCGTTGGAGTGGCCAGGCCCGTGATCTTGCTGGAGCCCATTGCAATGGCCCCAGACATCGTGCCGCCCGTCAGTGCCAGGCGAAGCGCGTCTTGCGAGTCAACGTAGGCCTTGTTGGCTGCGTCGGTGGGGTTTGTAGGAGTGCTCAAGCCGGTGATGGTCGCGGAGCTGCCGGCAGTCATGTCCAGCGCTCCAGTGACAACCAGGTCGTTGAACGTCGAAGTGCCAGAGCCAGCCGTCACGTTGCCGGTGACGTTGCCAGTAACTCCACCCGTTGCGGTGATCGCACCAGTCACGGCCAAAGTTGAGGCCAAGGTAGCCGCGCCGCCTACAGAGAACGTGCCAGCCACTGAGGCGTTACCGGCAGCAGTCAGAGCCTTGCCAAAGGGAATCGTCAGGCCGACAGTCGAGAACTGAGCGGTGTTGACGCCTAGGACAGACATCCAAACTGAGCCTGAGCCTGAGCGATACAGGCCGGTGTTGGTTTCGTTCAAGAACGAAAGGCCAGGCGCGCTCACAGCACCATCAGCAATGCGGAAAGGCGCTAGCATTCCACCAGCGCCCGTGCGAGACAGGGAGTTGGTTAGCGCGTCAGCCACGTCCTCCAGCGTCGTGTTGGCCCATTCGGCTTCGATTACGTCACCAGGAGTGACGGGGTTGCCGCCTGGCAGCGTGTAAATTCCTGATGCGTTGCGTGGCATGTCTTGCTCCTATTACTGTGTATCCATCTGAATCGCTGTCTGAGCTGCGTATGGACGCAAAATCTCGACAAGCGTTTTGGGGTCCTTAGCCGCCATTATCCTTGCTGCCGTCTTGGGGTCTGTCAGAGCTCGAGCGAGCAGCTGCTCAGTCTGGCTCTGTGTCATTTTGAATGGGAAACCCATCACGCCAGCGGCCAGTCTGCCCACCATGGAGTCAGCTGCGGACTGCGGGATTCCCAGCGGGCCCAAGAATTGACGCACCACGTTCTGCGCGCCCAGGTACTGAGCTGTCGGTGAACCTGGCACTCTGGCGAGCTCCTGAGCACCGGCGTAGCGCGCCATGTCCTGGCCGATGCCGTTGATCTGGGCCATCTGTGCAGGGTCCATGACGCCTTCCATCGTCGCGCTTTTGAGGCCGGTAGCTGTGCGAGCAGTCTTGTCCGCGTTGCGCAGTGCGTTCGCATAGCTGCTTGCGTTGACGCGAGCGAGCGAGTCGTTGCTGAAATCTGTCAGCGCGGGCAATGCCGTGTCGCGTAGCTTTTGGCCGATGGCCATTTGATTGATCGGACGCGACATCGCCGCAAAGGTGCGGCGGGCCTCACCATGCATCGGTGACGCCATGTCCAGGTAGGCCAGGAGCTTGTCTTGCGTATCCTTGAGCGCCCCGGCCAATTCCGCGTTGCCGGACGTTTTGGCCGCTCCGATCTGGCCATCAAGAGCTTTCTTAACGAATTGCAAGCCTTCAACGCTGCCAGCGGGATCGTCAATCTTGATGCCTTTTTCACGCGCCAGCTGACGCGCTTCGCTCATGGCGCGCTGCACTGAAGGCCGCTGCATGAGGTCTTTCATCAACACGTTGGCCTCACGCGTGGGAGCTAGACCAGCAGCTCGAGCCTGGCCATAGAGGTCGTCAGCGGCCGTGTTACGGGCAGCGGTGAAGAAATCCATGCGGCCATCGTTACCGGCCAGGTCATCGAGCACGCCCTTGTAGCCGGCGAACTGACGGCCACGGGATTCAGCCAAGGCAGACGCCACGTCGGACGAGCTCGCGGCCGCGCCACGTTGCAGCTGAGCAATGCCTGGGTCCATGGTGGCCTCGGCCAGCGTGGGTGTCACGCCAGGCACATACTCCACCGGATTGGCTGCAGCTGCGCGAACCTTGGCAGGATCAGTTGCAAAGCGATCCAGCGTGCGCCTCAGGATGCGCTCGCGCCCACCTTGCCACAGAGGCTCTAGCGTGGCCTTGGCGCCGCCATAAGCAGCCGATAGCACCCTACCCCCTACCTCGCCTGCTGTGCCCGCCAGAGCGCCCGTTGTGGCACCCCCAGACATGTCCTCTGGGGTTGTTATGGCACCAATGACTCCACCGGACCCGGCTGCACCGACATAAGGTGCCGCACCCCTGAAAGCGCCGGCAGCTCGAGGAAGCACGCGAGCGCCCGCCTGCACGCCCTTGGTGATCGCTTGGGCGCCCTTTACGCCAGGCACAAACGTCAGCGCGGCGTCAGTAAGGCCCTTGCCCCACGCGCCTGCGCTGGTGTCCATCAAAGGCTTGTCCAGGGCCTCGTCAGCCTTGGCAGCAGCCTCGTCGTAACCGCCAATGCCGATCATGTTGCCCACTCGTTTTACTGAGCGGCCAATGTCGGTGAATGCCTTGCCGGCACCTGCCGCGAGCTTCTCGGTGGTGGACATGGAATTGACCAGGTCCTTTTGCAACCGATCGCGCTCGGTGTCGTAGTCGATGTTGTTGTAAAAGCGGCTGGGAGGAATGTCGCTGTAATACTTCCTGCGCAATGCAATCAGCAACTGGTCGTCGTTCAAGTCTCCGTACATTGGAAACTTCTCGCGAATCTCGGAGACTTTGATTTTGTCCACGATTACCTCCGCAGATTCAATGGATCATTGTTAGCAGCAGGCGCTCCACCAGGTCCGTTCTGAGGCAACGCACGGCCAGCGCGGGATTGCAGCGCCTTCATGTAAACGTCGTAGCTGGCAGTCTTTTGCGCGACTTGGCCAGGCTTGTCACCAAGCTGTGGCACCAGCTCACGCACCTTTTCATTTGCCTCATACATGTTCATGCCGGCACCAGTGGCAGCACGCAAAAGTGCCTCAGACATTGATCTGGAAGCCTGAACAAATTGCTGGCGATCGTCGGGGCGCAAGTAGTTTGCGAAGTCCTCGCCCACGCCTGGAATGAAGCCAGCAGCTCGCTCGCCTACCGTTGGATAGGCGGCCGCGGAGTTGTTTTTGATAACTCTTTCCATGTTTCGGCGGGCGTTGTCAGCCTGGAAGAACCAGCCTGCTGCCTTGCGCTCATCCTCGGAAGGCTGTGCGCTGCTAGCTTTGGGCGCCACAGCTCCCTGGTAAGGGATTGCCTGGCCACCGTCGTCATAGGTGAACAGTTGGCCGTTCTTCTGTCTAAACACCGGCTCGTTGTTGGGACCGGAGCCGATCTGTTGAGCCACGCCCGTGCCCAGGCCGCCACCGCCGCCGGTGGCAATCATGCGTTGCGTGTTGGCGTTCATCAGGCGGATTTCGTTGACCACCGCGTCTTGCGAGGCCTGATAACGAGCGCGCTCTTGTGCGGTTTGCGCCGTCTCTGCCATCTGCTGGTAGGCACGGGCCTGCTGCATAAGAAACTCAGCCTTGCGGTTTTGGCCGACTTCGGGGTCCTTGATGTACTTACCGTCAGACGTGATCATGCCGCTGCCCATCTTCATGGGTTCAGTGGCCGCGGACGCCTTCTTAAGCAGCTGCTGCTGCATAGGTGCAAAGCTCTCGCCGGCAAACTGAGCAGCCATCGCGGCAAGCATGGAGCGATCGGCCTGCTCACCGCGCTGTTTAGCAAACGCCTGAAACTCGCTCATGTCGGGCTCTTGGTCGTAGAGCTCGGCACCTTGTTGATACAGTTGTGCGGCTCGGCCGCGCAGTGCTTCGATTGAGTTGGGCAGCATCGTGCGCGGTGCTGTCACGTTGCTAGACAACGTGTCACCAGCGGACGTGATGCGCGCTTTGGCTTTTTTGAGGAGTCCGTAGGACGGTTGCTCCTCTTCGGGGTTGAAGAGGCTGTAATCCATGATCAGTACCCCGAGTTAGGCATAGGGAAGTTGTAATCACCCGTGTCCATAGAGCCGTCACCGGTCAGGCCCATTTGCTTGCGGCGCAGGCGCTCGCGCATTTGCTGCAAAGCCATTGCCTGGTTGGAATTCATGTCGCGCAACTTGGAGTCCACGCCCTTCTGCTGCTGTCCCGCCAGGTAGCCTTGGCCCATCTGAGCGATTGCCTGACCGATGCCAGGCGCTACATAGTGGTTGCCCACCATCTGGCCTTGCAGCGGCGCCATAGCGTTGCCGCGCAATGCATCGACCATGGCCTGCTTCTTCTTGAGCTCGGCTTCCTCAGGACGCATTTGGCCCATTTGGACCAGGTACTCAAACATCATTTCGTCATTCATCACAGGCCTCCGTAATTCACCATCAAATAACCGTTGGCGTGACGCTTGACTAGGTCAGGACGTACAGCCTCTACTTCTTGCGCAATCACACCGCGTTGCGACATTCCCATCATTGTGTAGTCGTAAATGCCCACGCCAATCGCGTGAGTGCCAACCCGCTTGATGTTGGTCTTTAAGCGACGGTCAGAGAACAGGAACGCGGAGCCCAGCTGAGCACCGGCGCTGAGCAAGTTGCCAGAGGCTGCGTTCTGAGCGTTGGCCGCGCCCAGGGCTGCGTCGTAGCCCATCTGTGTCGCGCCCAGGATGTTGGGTGTCTGTGCCTGGCCGGATTGCGAGAACGACGGCATGTTGGGCATTGCCACTTGCTGGCCAGAGAGCAATGCGTTCATCTCGTTCAACGACATGCCACGGCGCTGCATCTGCTCGGCAATCGCTTGCTGACGCAGTTGGTTCTGTGCGTTGGCGTATTGCTGGTTGAGGCCAAACTGCTGCTGCATTGCCTGGTTCTGAGCCTGCATGCGTGACTGATCCAGCGCGGACGCCTGGCCCAGTGCCTGGTTCTGGAACTGAGCCGCGCCCAGGTTTTGGTTGAACGATTGCTGAGCGGTGCCCATCTGCATGTTGTACAGACGCTGCGCCTCATCACCAGCCGTGTTGAGCGCGTTGTAGCGCTCGGCTGACTGACGCTGCGACATGTTGTTGAGCTCGCGGTCGTAACCTTCAGTGCCTGGGCGGAAGCCCATGTTGGAGAGCTTTGTCTCGAGCTGGCGTTGTTGGTAGTCATGCACCGGCTGCATCTTCTGCATTAGCTGGTTGGCCACCGTGTCACGGTAGCTCGAGTCAAACTGAGGCAGGGGCGCACCAAAGTTAAATGACGAGGTGAGGCCCTTTGAGTAGTCGCCTACTTCCGTCTGCAAGTCCGATGGCTTGTTAGCCGATGTCATTTGCGGCATGCCGGAATAGTCGAACGGCATCGCGTATTCAGTTGCCACGCGATCCATGAAGTTGCTGGCCAGGTTGCTGCGGTCAGCCTGCAAGCCTGTTTGCGCATCAAGCGCGGACTGGAGTGCCGGCGCGAGCGTTGTGTTCTGCGTCCATGCCGTGACATCCTGACCCGTTGCAGGATCGGTGACAGTTTGGGTGCCCCAGGTCTGCGATCCAAACGGTGTGTTGATCGTTGGCCTGTTGGCGTAGTTTTGCATGTTCAGGTTCTCTTTCGAGAGCTGACCCTGCAACTGTGTTGCGCCGATGTAATCGGGCGCTGCTGGTGCCGATCCTTTGCTACCCATGATTCACCTCTTCCGTTTCTTTTGTCTTAATCCATCTGCACTCGCTGTACAGCATTTCAAACATCACTGAGTCAACAGTCTGTGCGATCTCTCGATACCCCAAACGCTTGACCAAGTTCAATGCTTCATCGTTGTTCTTGTAAATCAGCCCATACACCGCGTCCTTGCCGCACTGAATGAATGGGTACTCAAACGCGTTCTTCAGTAACTGCCTTGTCAGACTCTGCGGATTATCGAACGCCACATGCATCCAGCACGCTGAGTCTGACCAACAATTAAATCCAACTGCTGCCGCTATTGTCCCATCGCTTCGCATGGTGGCCATTGTCCTAAGGTCGCTGCTCCAGGGCAGGCGAGTCTTGCGGTTCATCCATTCCCAGATGACCGGATAGTCTCCCTGCTTGTCTGTTGCGAGCTGCATACGTCAGAACTCCAGCATGCCTAGTGTCTCGTCAAGTGCTGGCTTGCCTACACCAGCGCCACCCCCGCCCTGCGTGGCCATCCAGGCCTCATACGCCTTCAACTCGTCGGGCGACAGCAGCTCGGGGTAGTCAAACGTCATCGAAGTTGCGCCGGTGTCTTGATCAAGCGCGGGGCCGCTGGACTCCAAAGTGACTGAAGCCACCTTAGGCTTTGTCAGTGCCGTGATCTGGTCAGCAGTCAGACCAGACGCAGAGGTGAGCGAACTTGTACCGCTGTCTACGCCGGCAGCTGAGTTGTCAATCGATCCTGAGCCACCCATGGCTGCCACGATGGCGTCGCGCAAATCACCGGTTCCGCCTGTGGAACCAGTTCCCTCTGTGGTTACACCAGTGCCCGTAGTGCCCGTGCCGCCATTGCCGCCAGTGCTAGTGCCACCGGTTCCAGCGGTTCCAGTACCACCAGTACCGGTGCCATCCGTGCCACCTGTGCCACCTGTGCCGTTACCATCCGTACCGCCATTACCGTTGTCAGTAATGACAGTGCCAACAGGCACAATTGGATCCTCTAAGTCGTCATCGTCAGTAATGACAGTGCCAACGGGAACATATGGATCATCCAAAACGACGCCATCGTCAAGAATAATGTCGTCGTCAATGATTTCGTCGTCTTCCTCGTCATCAATGATTCGCGGCCCCAAGACGATAGGCTCAACAATGCGCGGCGGCCGCGTCTGCGTCTCAGCACCTGGCAGTATCACGTCGCGATTGGTGCGAGACATCGTCAATCTCGCAGGATTGAACAAGCTACGACGCACCGTGCGAGCGGTGGCAGATTCATGGCTAGGTGGGTTCGCGTATTGCGTCACACCGGCGTTATCTGTACCGCTGGCGCGCAACGCGTTGATCAAGGAGCTCGGCGCCAAGCGCGAGTTAGTTGATGGACGTTGCTGGAGATACTTGCCACCGGCAAATAGGTCAGGTGACCCCGCAATGAGTTGCAACGTCTCGTCTGGTAAACCGTATTCGTTTTTTCGTGCCATTACATTACCCCGCCTAATTCGGTCATCACGTTGCAAGACGTGAAGGTTGTTGCTGGCAAACCGCGCACCTTCATGCGCAGTGAGCCGTAATATCCAAGACCAGTCGTGCCGGCCCAACCCTGGTAAGTGTTTGTGCCTACCCAAGTTGATGTGTTCCAGATGCCTTCATCCCAGACAGCACCGCTGTCCTTGGTAAAGAATGGCGAGCCGCCCACAGGGCTAAGCTGAAACTGCGTGTTGATCTGTAATTTGATTGCAGGCGCGGCCAGGGCAATAAACGTCGGACGCACCATGCCAAACTTCTTGAGCTGGGCTGGCGTGTTGAATGCCTGGAAGGACGTTTGCACGTCTCCCTCGACGTAGTTGCCGCCGTCGCCATTGGCGTCCGCGCCGTCCTTGTCGCCGGTCAGGCCTTCGCAAACAAAGCCGTCAGTCGTGCCAAACAAGAGGCGGCCACCAATGATGCCGGCGCATCGCATTGGGATGCCAATAAATTGACACCAAGCGCCAGTGATCACGTTCATCGCGAACTGACGGTAAGTGCCACCGTCGGCAGGCAACTTGATCACCATCACGTCGGATGACGGCACGACAAAAACGTCGAAATACTTTTCATTGAGCAGCTTGCGCACCAAAGGCGCAAAGACTGACTGGATCTTGGACGCGGGGCCGATCTGTTGGTCTTCGGTGTACTGGCCATTGATCAGCTTCGACATGGGCACTAGACCCAGCTCGCTGACGATCATCACGTCACCGCCAAATGGTGTGAAGTAGGTGCCGTGCTTAGGCACGGGACCGACGTACCAAACGCCCTTGAGACTGAACGTATCGGGGCTGGTGGGGTCAGTGCCCTGCCACACGCCAATGTCGCCCTCAGTGCCAACGACGATCAGGAAGTCATCGATCGAGAAGCCGGCATCCATCGTCCAGTTGATAAGCGCGGAGGCATAGCCACCACTGCGCAGGATTGAGCCCATCGCGAAGGATGTGCAGCTACCGGTCACCACATCAACGCTGTCCAAGTAGTAGACGTTGGAGTCGCCTTCGGCAGTAAACCAAACGCGTTGCTTCCACACAGCCACGGTGCGGACGTTGGCAGGCAGGCCGGTAGTCGTCGCCGTGCGATCGACCCAGCCAGTGCCCGTGCTGTAAGTCCAGTACCCGGCGCCAGGCGAAACGGCCAACAGGAAGGTGTCGGCAGGCGTGGAGAACTGCGTGGTCCACCACTCGTCAGCATCACTGCCCGTGCCTGTTACAGCAAGCACGGGGGCGCCGGGGTCAGTTACGTCATAGATGTTGCCGTCGGCCGCAATGAAGCGCTTGTCGTCCGCGTTGACGGGCGCCTTGTAGCCAAACACCGACTCAACGGGGGTTTCCAGGGACGTGGTGTAAGAGAACCAGCCCTTGCGCAGCTCCACGCCCTGCTGACGTGGGATGAAGTTGGTCAGCGCCAGCGCGTCGAGTGGCGACATGGCCGCGATCGGGTCGCGGTAGTTCAGGCCACCAGTGGGCGCAGGGATAACCTGCACTTGCGCAACTTGTGCGGCGGCAGCCCTTCTAGGGGCTTTGAAGGGGGCGAGTGGAACCAGCGGCATGGTCAGAATCCATAGTTGGTATCTGGCGTATTGACCAGGGGCTGGATGTATGGGAAGCGGAAGTCACGCGCCATGCTAAGCACGGGCGCGCCCTTGGCTGAGCCCTTACGGTTCTCAAATGCGATCTGGAAGTCACGCATTGCCGCAGACGTGTCCAGACCCTTCATCTCGAGCCACTTCACGCGGGTGTATAGCGTGATCAACGTGGCATCAAGCAAAGCCTTGTCACCGTTCTTGGTGATGCGGTTCTTGTAGAGCGTCGGGTCATCCTGATCCTGCACCCAAGCCTGAGACATGTAAAACACGTTCATGATCTGGGGCGAATTGGGAGGAGCCAAGACGTAGATCTTGTTGTCGCGCACCTGCCAGTAAAACGACAAAGTGGGCAACGTCGTGCGAATCAGCAACTGTTGCCACATCTGTGGCGACACAGGGCCGAGCGACGGGAACTGCGTTGTCGCGTTCCAGTTGGTTTGATCAATCCAATCAAAGAAGTCCTCAGGTAGAGGAAAACTGCGCTCGCGCTGGTTGGGGATCAGCGGATCGGATTGAATCGGGATCTGGTAATTCTTGACGAGCTCTTGCCAGTCGTACATGGTCAAGAGCTCAATGCCAGCCATGTTTGCGGCCTGCACAAACTGCTGCACCGTCGGATCAGGATCACCGGCGGGGTCGTTAGGGACGGGGAAGGCCACCATCGAGGCCACGTTTTGCACGATGGCCGAGAGGGTCGATTCGTTAACGATTTGATAGGCCATCCCCTACTCCTATTACTCTGCCGTCTCAGCCGTGGCCGCTACAGCGCGTTTGGCGCCCTTGGCATTCGCCTGCAGTGCTGTGACCATCGAACGCAGCTCTTCGAGCTCTGCGTCACGTTTGGCCAGCTCAGCGTTCATCTTCTCGATCGGGGCGTTGTTGGCCGCGACCTCCATGAATGCCTTGGCGCGTTGCTTGTCTTGCTGGAACGACATGAACTTGCCGCCCAGGTTGTCGTTCGCGTCCGCGAGCTGCTCCACCGTGATGATCTTGAAGAACTTGTATTCTTCGACCTTCGATGGGTTCATGCCTGGCAGAGCGTTCAATGGAGTACCGGACACAGCTTCTTCCTGGCCAGCCTTCCACTTGTTGTATCGGTCCTGAAAGCGGAAAACGTCCTGCTGACTCAGAGGACGCTCGATCACCGAGGACTTGTCGCCCGGCACATGAATGCGGACGTAATCGACTTCTTCGTACACGGCGCGGCCAGCTTCACGGCTCTTGCCGGGTTGCATGACAGGCTTGCGGAAAAACTCGATGTAGAGCTTGTTATCGGCGGCAAAGCGGGTCTCATCCGGTTTGGAGAAGTCGCTTGGCTCGTCGAAGATGGTTGGTGTCGTGGGTTGCATCTCTGACCTTTTTTTTGATTTTTAAGTGTTGGTATCGATCACCAGATCAGTACCAGGGGAGCCACCGATGCGTGAACCACCGATGGATGCACCGTCAACGCCTGTCAGGCCAATGCCTTCACAGACGGCTCCAGTGTCTTGGGATGCAGCCGTGTCTACGACTGCGGGAGCGTTTGCGGAAACTGCGCCGCTAAATGTTGCTGCCATGATTTATTCCTTCCGTTAAAAAACCCGAGGGGTTGTGGGTCTCCCCAGTCCCTCGGGAAAGGGAGACCCACGACGGCCCACCAAAATTAGTTTT